GGAATCGAATCGTATTGAGCGCGTTTGTTACCTGACACAGATACTATTGTCCGGTTCCGAGGTGGCAACTTCTGACCTGGCAGAACGCGCCGGGGTGAGCCAGCGCACAATCCAACGCGATTTGGCGGCAATTAGTAGAGTGTTACCTATTTATCCTGACAACGGCCGTTGGGTTTACGCGCCAGACGGTGAGGTCAGTATCTCCCCCTATTAAGTCCCCCTGCAAAAATCAAAGGCAGCAAACGACAGACGCCCGTCGCTCATGTGTGCTATGTTGCCAAAATGACACGACCGATCCGCTTGCAAGAATCGGCAGACCCTGACGAATCATCCCCTATTCACGAACAATTTACGCCTCTGTGCGAGCGTGCTGTGCGCAGCGATGGCACGATTGGTATCAAAATCATCTCCCCCGGCTGGGGCACGTCTGGCTATTACGGCCGCCCGCTCCTGGAGCGTGACATTCCGCGCGTCTTTCCGGCCGGTACGCAGATGTTTTGGAACCACGATACCGCGATGGAAGAGGCGGAGCGACCCGAAGGCGATTTGAGCCGGTTGGCAGCGGTGACAGTTTCCGCCCCTGTCTGGCTGGATAATGGCGCGAAGGGGCCGGGTATGTATGCCGATGTACGGCCGTTCGCAGGCTATGCCGAAACGATTGACGAAATCGGGGAACATATCGGCGTCAGCATACGAGCATTAGGCCGTCATAGTTTGGGTGAGGCAGAAGGCAAACGGGGCAAGATTATTAACGAGCTAGTGGTCGGAAAGTCGGTTGACTTTGTAACCGTGCCTGGCGCGGGCGGCGCGATTCTGAGCGTCTTTGAGGCCGCTCCTCACGCCGCCCCCCTGCCCTTACCCACTAACCAGGCGGTTGACGCATTTCTAAGAGAAGCGGGGCGGGTACTAAGCGCCGCCAATGAGCAGAAATTGAGAGCGGCGCTGGCTGAGTTAACGGCCGTTCTATCAATTCTTGACAACCCGGCTGTGGCGGAGACCACCACAGAATCAACAGCGCGGCCTGACGCCGCAACGAATCCAACGGAGGATGATATGGAATTACAAGAGGCGTTAGACGCCCTTGCCGCCGCTCAGATTGAGCTTGAGGCAAGAAACGCGGCTCTGGCAAAGATGCAGGAACAACTGCTTTTGCGTGAAGCGCGTGATTATGTGACCGGCAAGCTGGCTGAAGCTGGTTTACCCGACATGACCCAGGCTCGTTTGACACGGGAACTGGCAAGCAACCCGCCGGTAACAGAGGGACGGATTGATGAAGCGGCTTTAAGCGCCCGGTTAGAAACGGCCGTTAACGAAGCAAAAGCCGAGATCGCCGCGATTGCCGGTAAAGACGGCCGGGTCACTGGCAACGGGGAAACAACCCCCGCCAATGGCGAAACAAAACTCCCAACCCTGGCAGAAAGCCGGGCACGGACTGAAAAAGCGTTAGCCGGTCTTGGCTACATGAAGGAGGCTTAAATGGCAACGAATTTGAAACGCCCTTACGCAGTTTTCCCGGTGGTATGCACCCACCCGGCCACACCCGCCAGCGGCGATCCGGTACGGGTCGGCGTTTTGTGTGGTATTGCCCTGGTAGATGAAGGCGACGGCGGCAACGCGGCTACCGAAACCACTGTGGACTTTCGTGCGCAGGTGTGGTCGGTAGTGGTTGACGACAATGCCACTACAGGCATCGCCCCTGGCGATCTGCTCTACTATCACGACACGGCCACCGGCAGCCCGGCCACCAGCATCAATAATTCGTCTGCCAGTGCCGACGCCGTGTTTGGTATCGCTTTTGGCACGCTCGGGGTAAACGCCACCGGCGCGATTGACGTTTTAGTCCGAGGAGCTTCCTAACATGGAAAATTACAACTCTGTATCCAATGATTTTCTGGACGGCTTTACCCGTGTAGCGCGGGTACGTGAACGCCGCTCCATGACAGCCCAACAGCGCCAGATGGCAGCCATGCGTGAAGCGCGGGTGGCAGTGGCGGCTGAGTTCCTGAGCGACCTCTTAAACGGGGACGCCCCAAGCTACTATCTGCAAGAAATGTTACGGCCGTCTGGTCGGGCGATGGCACAAACCATCAACGAAGCCTATCCTGGCCTGATCCGCCAGATGACTGCCCAAGAATCGGCATACGCCAACGCCGTCTACGGCGGCGAAATTGCAGAATCCATGACTACCAGCGATTTCCCGCTTTTGGTAGGGGATGTGCTTGACCGCATGATGTTGCAGCGCTTCACAGAAGCGCCCCAAGTCTGGCGGCAATATATCTCCGTAGGCCGCCCGCTGCGTGATTTCCGCACCGCCCGTATGATTCAAACAGACGGCGGGGACGGGCAGTGGGATGAAATCAGTGAGGAAGAGGGCTTGACCTACGCCAGTATCAGCGAATCGGGGCATACCATCGTACCCGCCTTGTATGGCAAGGCGATCCGCCTCTCCTGGCGGCTGCTGATCAATGATGACCTTGACGCCTTCGCTGAAATTCCGGCCGTATTGGGACGGGGCGGACGGCGCACGATTGCCAAGTACGCCACCAGCCTGCTCTTCGACAGCAGCGGGCCAGACGGTACGTTTATCAGTGCTGGCAATGGCAACCTGTTGACCGGCAATCCTGATTTGGCGATTGATTCCCTGGCGACGGCTATCCAACAACTGGCGGGCTTTACCGACAGCGAAGGCGAGCCGATTGTGGTTGAGGGGATGCGCCTGGTGCATGGCCCCGGCCTGCGTGTGACTGTGCAGAACTTGCTGAACCAATTGTCTGTTGATATGACCAACGCCCCCGGTATTTCCGGTTCGGTAGTGCGCGTCAACAACTGGATCGTGCAAGGCTTAACGGCCGTTGAAGACCCGTACATCCCGATTGTATGCACCACCAACGCCGCCACCTCCTGGCTGTTGATTGCTGACCCCAACGCCGGACGCCCGGCCGCCCGCATTCGTTTCCTGCAAGGATTCGAGCAGCCAAACCTGTACATGAAAGCGCCTAACACCATGCGAGCCGCTGGCGGCCTGGATGAAGGTGTGGGCGATTTCAACAGCATGGCGCAAGAGTACAAAGGGCTGGTTGCTTTTGGCGGTACGACGATTGAACCAAAAGCGGTAGTCGGTTCAGACGGGAAAAACTCCTAATGAGCAACCCCCTGCCGCGCCCGGTAACGGCAACTGATTATTACCTGGCTGCGATTCTTGACGAACTCAAGGCGCAACGGCCGCTGCCCGCAAACGACAACGGCCTGACTGCCCTGCGTGAACCGGCTCCCCTGGGCACGCCCCTGCCCGAAGACTTTCCCGGCGTAGAGGCTTTGGCCGAAGCCGGGATCGTCTACCTGGAAACAGTACCCAGAGACGGGGATACTTTGGTGACGATCCCCGGCATCGGTAAGGCGACGGCTAACAAGATTTTGACAAGGCTCTCATGACAGTCATTTTTGATTACAGTACCGACGTGGCGAAAGTGCGTTTGTTGATTGGCGACATTGATGTTGAGGATCGCATCTTTAACGATTTAGCGATTCAAGCCTTCATCGACATGGCGCTGGATAACAACGTGAAACGAGCGGCGGCGCAAGCCCTGCTGACGATTGCCATTAACGAGGTGCTGATTCAAAAACGAATCAAGCTGCTTGACCTGAGCACAGACGGGCCAGCAGAATCTGCGGAGCTGCGGGCATTGGCTAAAGAGTTGATCGCGCAAGCCGACGCCGAAGAGCTAGACGGCGCTTTTGATTGGGCGGAAATGGTGGACACGCCATTCCAGTATGACGAGTTTGTGAGGAAACATGGGACTGGGTACTAGCTCCACTCTGGACACGATTGTCCACCCTGAGCTGCTGGCCTCACTACCGCGTGTATACGCGGCGGTGGTGACGATTCAGGCGGCAAGTGAAAGCCAGGGCGATGATTACGGCGTGGTGCAAACGTGGGCAAATGTAAGCGGCCTAACTGAGATAAGTGGCAGTCTGGCGGCGGCAAGCGCCAACGAAGTACGCCGCGCCGACATGACAGGCGTCAAACTCACCCATGTCTGCGATTTAGCCGACTACTGCCCACAAATCACAGCCAGCCACCGGGCGCAGATTGCCCGGGCGGTTGGGGAAACGGCGCAAACTTTCAACATCACCGGCGTCAAACATGACAGCCAGGCCGCCAGTACCCGCCTGGAACTGGAGATAGTGAGCTTCTAATGGCAACCGACGTGCAAACTAACATGGTTGAGGTCAACGCCAAATTAGCCAGGATGGACGCGGCGCTAAGAGGTAAAGCGCTGGAAACGGCCGTTGTGGCCGGGGCGCTGCCGATTCAGGTGTTGTCAAAAGAGATCGTACATAAGTTAACCGGCAATCTGGCGCGTTCTATCCATACGGTTTCCAAAAGCGGCAACGAATCCGCATCGGCAAAAGTTGGCACGGATGTGGAATACGCCTTAGCCGAGGAGTTCAGAGCGGGCGGCGGACATGCCTACATGAGACCAGCTTTTGACGGCGGCAAAGAAAAGGCCATTGCTGAGATAGCGGCGGTACTTAAGATATTGGTGAGGCAAAGCGCCAAATGAATGACGATGTGTTGATCCATTTCCTGTTATCGTTTCCTGGGGTGTCTGCCCTGGTGTCAACACGCGGCTATCCTTACGGCCGATTGCCCCAGAAAACAGACGGCCAAATTACGGCGGGAATGCCTGCCTTTACCGTCAACGCTATTAGCGAAACCAGCCATCACGCCATTGCCCCAGACGGCCGTCCCGAGTTATCACCCTTCCGGCCGATGCGCTTTCAAACCGACATTTACGCCGAAAGCGGCGCGGATGTTTACCGCCTGGGTGAGGCTATCCGCAACGTATTGGACGGCTTTAGCGGCATGATGTCTGGCGTCACCATTGGCGGCGTGTGGGGCAGAATCACAACCCCTATCGCCCTTTTACCCGAAACGCTTCTATTCCATCGCACGATGGATTTTGAAATTCACGTAAACGGCGGCTAAGACCGCCAACGGAGGAATTATGACCGCATTAACAGCTATAGAAATTGCCCAACCGTATGAAAATGAGGATGTTGTCGCCAAACTCACCGCCCTGACCTTTACGGCGCTGGCAAGTGGCGCCACTCACACCTTCCCGGTTGGCTCACGCGGTGTCATTTTGTTGGCGAAAAATACCAACGCCACGACAGCCGCCACCGTGACTATCACCAGCAGCCACGATGACTACGGCCGCCAGGCAGACATCACGGCCTACTCGTTGACGGCCGGCAGCCAGTACGCCCGCAAGTTTTTGCCTAAAGGCTGGGAAAACGCTGCCGGATCGGGCGTGGTCAATGTGACCGTTTCCGCTTCTGGCCTGGAATTTTGCGCAATCGCGCTATAGGAGGATCACATGGCCTTTACCGCTTGTATTCCCCCGCGCAGTCTGCACGGCTACGGCGCATTCCTGCGTATGTGGGACGTTGCCGCCAGTGAATGGATTGTGATCGCGGGGACAATGGACATTCCCCTGCCCAGTGTCACCCGTGAAGCCGTTGAAACCAACGACGACGACGGGGACGGCACCGTGCATTACATGGGCAGTCCCCAGATTGACGTTGACGACTTTGAAGTCGAGGCGGACTTTATCGAAGAGCAGCATAATAAGCTGCTGGCATTGGTACAACAGCCAAGTGTGTATTACACCTGCTGGCAGGTTGTTTTGAACACCCCCCAACAGCGGTATTACGAATGGTGTGGCTTCCCTCAGTCCTTGACGGGCAACGCGCCCAAAAAAGACCTGGTGAAATCCACCCTGGGCATTAAAGCCACCGGCGGCGGTATCCGCACTGGAGAACTGGCGGCATGAGTGAAGAAAAGACTGTTTATGCGGCTGGCGGCGATCTTACCCTGTCGGCGGTGGACTTTCTACGGCTGGCGGATGAGCGCATTGTGGCGCGGGTTGACCTGGCTGAAGTAGGACGCTCCGGTATTCTGTATGTGCGCGAATTGACATCGGCTGAGAAAACGGCCGTTTTGCCAAGACCAAAAGGCAAAGCTCGCATGTACAAGGATCAGTCAATGGAAATTGATTGGAGCCAGCTTGCACCCGACGCCGTGGCTAAATTCCTGCGCGTGGCCTTGCTGACTGGCGACGGCCTGGCCCCCTTCTTTACGGATTCCGCCACCGCTACCATCCCCACCGACCAGCTGCGGCAGATGTATGACCAGCTGGTCATTCAATGCGAGGGCAAGCCCCATCTGGCGATGGAAGCGATGGAACGCATTCCGAACACGGTGGCTAATCTGCTGGTAACGAAAATCAGACAGATTAGCGGCCTGGATGAGGAAGAGCCAGAAGACGAAACCGAGGCTGCCAAAAAAAACTAACTGAGAACCCCCGCCTGCTGCTGGCCCACAAGCTGGTACAGGCGGGGATCGGCGGCGTGACCGTTGCCGCCCTCAACGAGGCCATGACGGTTGATGAGTTTATCCGCTGGCAAGCCTATGACGAGATGTTTCCGTTTGGCCTTGACGATCTAAATTTCGGGCGGCTGATGCACCTGCTCGCCAGCATCTACTCAAAAAAGGGCAGCCAGCCCAAACTCAGTAACTTTATTTTGGGAAAGCTGCCAGAACACGAAACCACCATTGACGAACTTGAGGCGAAAATGGACGCGATAGAGAAAAGGATGCAGCCCCATGAAAGTTAGTTTTTTGTGTGTCACCCACGAACGCGCCCCATTTATGCCCTGGCTGCTGTGGAATTACGAGCGCCAGAAGTGGCCTGATAAAGAACTGGTCATTGTAGACAGTTCCCCCACCCCCTTTACCACCAAACAAAAAGACGTGCGCATTATCCACGCCCCCGGCGCTTACGTGCCTGCTCAGCGCAACCTGGCACTGGCGGAGGCGCTGGGTGATGTTGTCACCTGGCTGGATGACGATGACTGGCGGCACCCAGATAGCATACGGGTGCTAGAGCCGCTGCTGGCGGGCGGGGTGGACATCGCAGGCGGGCGGGTTAGCTGGTTTGTCAATCTGTTTACCGAGGAAACGCAGCGCTACATTGACCGGCGCGGTGTATTGTTCGCCAACGTGCTGATTCGCACCGAAATGGCGCGGGAAATCGCTTTTGATGAGACGGTGGCAAAAGGCGGGGATGTGGTATGGATGGAAGAGCTGCTAAAACGGCCGTTTGCCTTCAGCTACGAAGCGCCCTCCCTCTTCCTATGCCATGACCGCAACATGGGTAATACGGCGGCCGTGCATCAATTCAATCGCGGCTTAGACGACCCCCGCGAAATCATTGGCGCAAAAGCCTGGGGCAAAACCGAAGAGCAGTTAAAACAACTGAGGGAACGGCTTGGAAATTGAAAAACTGTTTGTTTCGCTGGCTTTAGACGCCGCTAAATACTCGCAAGGCTTGAAGGATTCGCAGGCAGAAGGCACGTCGTGGGCAGGCCGGATGCGTGACACGTTGGGCGGCGGGCTGCAAAAAGCGGCTATGATCGGCGGGGCGGCTATCTTGGGGGTGGGCGCGATCATTGGCGGGGTCGTAGCCTCTGGTATCAATCAGTTTGTCGGGTTCCAAAACCAGATGAACGAGGTCTTCACACTGCTGCCGGGCATGAGCCAGGAAGCAATGGATGACATGAGCGGGCAAGTGCTGCAATTCAGTAAAGATTTTGCGGTGCTGCCCGAGGAAGTAGTACCCGCCCTGTACCAATCCCTGAGCGCGGGCGTGCCTAAAGAAAACGTGTTTGCTTTCCTGGAAACGGCGCAAAAGATGGCAATCGGCGGCGTGACTGAACTGGAAACGGCCGTTGATGGCATTTCCAGCGCGGTCAACGCCTACGGCTCCGATGTGCTAAGCGCGGCGCAAGCCAGCGACATGATGTTTACCACCGTCAAGCTGGGCAAAACGACCATAGGCGAGCTTTCGGGGGCGCTGTTTAACGTGGCTCCGACCGCCTCCAGTGTGGGCGTGGCCTTCAGTGACATTACGGCGCAGCTCGCAGCCCTGACCCTTTCCGGTACACCGACCAGCGTGGCGACTACCCAAATCAGGGCGGCATTGGTCGAGGCTTCCAAAGGCGGTACAAAGCTCAGCAACGCCATTGAACACCTAACCGGCAGCTCCTTCTCGGAACTGATGGCGCAAGGGCGCTCTATGCCCGACGTTTTTGAAGAGCTGCGCAACTCCATGCCTGAACAGGACTTTAAAGACCTGTTTGGCAGCGTCGAGGCCATGAACGCGGTCTTGGGCGTGACGGGGCCAAACTTCGACACGGTGACGGCGGCAATGGAGGAAATGACCAACAGCGCCGGGGCGACGGATGAAGCCTACGAGACCATGAACAAGGGGATCGAGCGCAGTAAAGAAAAATTCAAGGCGTTTGCCAGTGTTGCCCTGATTCAGGTCGGAGACGCGCTCAGCCCCATGATTGACAAGGTGATAGAGCTGGCGGAGCAGGCGCTGCCGTATGTGGAATCTGGGCTGGAAACCATTACCGGCCTTATGGATTCTTTCTTTGGCAATTTGGAAGAAGGCATGACGCCGCTGGACGCCTTTATTGAGGCCATCTGGGACATTGCCCCGCCTGAATTACTTGACGGCCTGGTACGTTTCCGGGATGAGATTCTGCCGGGAATTATGACGGCGCTAACAAACCTGTGGACATCTGTACAGCCCGTTGTGGAAACCATCAAAACGGCCGTTGCTCAATTCGTTTCCTGGCAGGATGTCATGATAGCCATCGGCTTGATTATTGGCGGCGTGGTCTTAAACGCGGTGGCCGGTATCGTGGTGGCTTTAGCGCCGGTGATCGCCGCCGTAATGCTGGTGATTGGCATTATCGCCCTATTGCGAAATGCCTGGGAAAACAACTGGGGCGGTATTCAGGAGAAGACGGCGGCCGCCTGGGAATTCATCAAAGTGATTTTCGCAGCATTATCGACATGGGTGACAACGGTCTTAATGCCGGTGCTTGCCGATTTGTGGAATAAATGGGTGACGGTATGGTGGCCTGCGATTAGCCGGGCGATTTCTGATGCCTGGTATGGCGTCATTTTGCCCGCGTTAACGGCGCTGAGGGAATTTATCACCAATACGGTCATACCAATTGTGGAAGACCTGTGGAACCGGTGGGTAAATGTGTGGTGGCCTGCGATTAGCACGGCGCTAACAAACGCCTGGACAATCATTCTTGGTATTTGGACTGAATTAGGCCGCTGGATCAATGACAACATCGTGCCCTGGATTAAGTTCCTGCACAAAAAATGGGTGGAGGAAATCTGGCCCGCTATTCAGAAGGTAGTCGAGGACGCCTGGGCGATTCTTAAACCTATCTGGGAAAAATTCAGGGAATACTTAGAAGACACCCTGCCGCCCGCGCTAGAAGGCTTAAAAAAGGTCATGGAAACGGTCATGACCCGAATCGAAACGGCGATACAGCCCGTCCATGACTTGTGGAAAAATCTAGTAGACGCGGTGGTTAATTTTTGGAACTGGATCACCTCGCATAAATTTGAGTTTGACATCTCGATTCCAGACTTGCCAGACTGGGCCGTGCCTGGCTCCCCGCTGCCGATTCATACGGCATGGGCAAACTTTGCCGACGATATGAACAAGACCACAATCGCACCGCGTTTCAACCTTGACGGGGCTGGTCTAGTCACTGGGGCAGCATTGGGTGGCGGGGATGTGGCGACGGATAACAGCAGTCGCAAATCCGTGATGATGGTCAATCCGAAATTCAACGGCGTCAGCGATATGCCCAACTTCTTGGACCTGCTGGAAGGGCTGGTGACATCATGAGCATCAAAACATGGGACGGGCAAGCCATCAACGACGGCACCGCTTACAGCGCCTACTTCGTGACGCCTGCGCTGGGGCTGGCCTCTGTGCAAGCCGAAACCGTAGGCAGGCACGGCCGTTTTCCATTAGTGGGCGGCGTCACGCATGGCGACACCACCCGCATTATCGAGATATTCGTCTTGTCCGCCAGTGGGCAGGTGGCAGGGCGGGCGCTGCTGCGCACAATCTTCGAGACTGAAAGCGGGGAAATCAAAACGCTGATTATTGAGGGAGACGACGAAACTGAGCAGTACATCGAGGCGGTGTGTGAGGCGTTCTACCAGGTTCCCGGCAAGCCGCGTGTTTTTCAGGCGGTACTGCGGGCGCATGACGATCCGGCCTGGAGGGGAACGGCCGTGCAGAGCCAGACCGAAATCGTGATTGCCAGCGACCAGGAATGGGAAATCACGAACGCGGGGGATCAGATTGCCCGGCCGACGATTACGATTACGCCGTTGGATACGCAGCCTAATACGAATGCTTACCGGCGCTTTGTGGCGGTGTATTGGCAGGGCGACGCGGCGGCGGATCACCCCACCGATATTGTCAATAATGCCTGGGACACGGCGGCGGCGGTGACTGCCACCAAGATGCAAGCCGATGGCGATGACATACGGGTGCTGGTCAACGGCGTTTTTGTGGATTACTGGCTGGATGACATCAACACCAATAACACCAGCGTATGGGTCAATCTGAACTGGCAAAAGGCGACGCCGTTGACGTTGGCGGTGGCGATTGCCAGCACGGGCACGGTGGAAACGGTGGACGTGAATGAGGCCATTGACGCTTTGCCCTCAGCTGGTATTTTGCAGATTGACGATGAACTCTTTCTATATACCACCAAAAACAACGGCCTGAAGCGCTTCACCATTCTGGCACGGGCGGCGCATGGCACGGTGGAAGCGGCGCATATTGTGACCGACGCTGTGAAGTGGATTCAGCACACCATTGAAGTGCAGTATGGGAACAGCGGCGCGGCGGCCTGGCCTTCTGACGCCAAACGTAAACCCATTTTTGATTTGACGGCTTCGACTAATGAAGTTTGGGATTATCTTAATTTTGGCGGTACAGGCTATGCCAGCGGTCAAACGTGGCAGCAGCCGGGAACGTGGCAGCACAGCGCGGGGGCACAACGGCCGTCCAGCGCTTTTGCCTATACCGGCTACACCGAAAGCCAATACCCGGGCGCGCCAGATGAAGACCCCTACCTGACCGACCCCTGGGAAGTGATCGGGCTGTATGAGGATACCTACAACACGGCGCAGCCGATTACGATTGCATGGTGGCTTAATACACCCTATGCCATCGTGCGGGCAAATTTCCAAAACGGCTACAAACGCACGGAAACGGGAAAAGCCACTTTTCAGGCGCGGGTGGTGAGCAGCAACAATTCTAATGTGACCTGGACTGAGTATTGGATTCCCGACCCGTCAGCCGATGCCGCCTGGGAAGCGTGGTCATATGATGCCAACCCGTTGACCATCATAACGGCGGCAAAGCAGATTGCACTGAAACTATTCAGTATCAGCAACTCGTTTCCCTACGGCACGGGACACTATGTAGAGGCCGGGCGGGTGACGGTGACGTTTGACACC